GTTTCTGGTAAGCCGACCATCCCCGATGTTAATGATTCCGTCATCACGATTAACCAAGGTGGCAATAAGATAGCAAGCTTTTCACTCAACCAGAAAACTGGGGCAACAATCGATCTCCCAGAAGGGAAGGCGTATAGCAATGCTACACAGACATCAGACGGATTGATGTCCTCTGCAGACAAAAAGAAGCTCGACGGTATAGGCACAGGCAGCTATCTAACACAGGAAGATGGCGACAAACGGTACATGCTCAAGGGCGCAAGCAACGAGGCAGTAATAATAACGGTTGAGTCTCCCGACGGGAAGGGAGATTTGCCGGGTACTGTCATAGATATTGTCAAGGCCGACGATAACACGCTTATCAGAGAAATTACATATAATGGCAGTCCTCTGACCGTTCAGGTAACAGGTGGAGTGACGTATAAGGTGATTGTTAAAAAGATTGCCTCTGGGTATACCTTACCTATTGATCAACAGTTTCTTGCTGTTGCTGACACAACCAGGAGCGTGAGAATCACGGCTATACCATTAGGTGTTTATATAGAGATGACCGACGGCAGTCTTGTCACTGCTGACAATTACAGTGGTGGCACATATGCTTATAATGCAAGGGTAAACTCGATCATCGTCGCGACCGCTAACTGGACAGGACGCATCCTGCCGGATGCGGACCTGCACTCCAAGACTATGAAATGGACTCCATCATCGCCCGGCAAGCAAGTGTCGAAAACTATGAGCAGCGATTCCACAGTAGCTGAGACCGACATGGATGGAGCTGAGAACACACAGGCGCTGCTGAATGTTTATGGCAGTGGTGTAACTGAAAACTTTGCAGCAGGCTATGCGTATAATAAGACTTTTAGAAGTGGGAAGCATGGATACTTGCCGGCGCTTGGCGAGCTAAAGATGATATACGCTAACGCTACTGAGGTGAACAAATGCCTTGCAAAGCTCATTGGGCAAAGCGATTGCATCGGTAATCATTGGTTTTTGAGTTCAACACAGATAAACGAGACCAACGCTTGGAACTGGCAAACCAGATCAAGCTGGAACAACTGGAACAGCTTGAACAATGTTCTCGTTCTCTCCGCTTTATAACTTATAAATTTTTAATTTTAACTTCAAATGGAACAAAGACAACCGCCTATCTATCACTCGTGCCTACAGCTGTCGAGGCTTGTGTTTTCGATCACGCGCCACTTCCAAAAGAAAGCGAACTATGAGGAGGGCGCAGAGCTTTGTTATGTCAGCGTGGAGCCCATGAAGGAATGCTTGCCCCACTTCAAGACTTATCGCGTCAGAAAGAGACTCGCTCATCTCATGCCAGCAGAATGGTGGGATAAAGTTTACGTAATAGGTCATTATGAAAAATTTATAATTAGAAAAAAACATCAATCAAAAAAATAAAGTCTATGTATAAGGTAAACGCTTTTTGCAAGAAATCAGACTTTTGGAAGTCGAAAGAGATGGAAGACGGACGGATAATAGTTCGCTTCAACGAGAAAACGTCGGGCGACTTTGTGGAGTACAGCGAGGCTGAGACTGAGAATACGGTGGGGGCGTTGCGGGAGCTGATGACCGAGGCAATTGAAGACTACGACAAGTCGCCTATGGTGAACAGCTTTGTTATTGACGGGAAACAAATCTGGTTAGATCGTGAGACCCGGATCGTGCTCCGTCAGCGGTTTGCCGCAGAGCAGGCAACCGGGGCAACAAAGACAAGCCTGTGGTATGGCACGGACGTATTCAACCTATCCGTTGAAGAGGCTATCAGGATGCTCAACGAGATAGAGGTATATGCCTGCAAGTGCTATGACGTGACAGCCGCGCACAAAGCCGCTGTTCAGAAACTCGCGACCGTAGAAGAACTGCTGGGGTACGACAACAGAACCGGATACCCCGGCAAACTCGAATTTAAGACAACTGGGGAATAATGTGTCTCAGAGGTTGTTTATGGCATAAGGGTAGCAATGGCCTCGGCGTTGGTCCTATGTGGCTGCGCCGGTTTCTGCCATACAAAAAGCGATTTGATACCGCTGCGAGGATTCACGATGATGAGTATGACCAAAAAGGAGACGGACACATGAGGTTTCTCTTTGACAAGTACCTCTTGGAGAACATGCTCAGGCGGTCGGGGAATGACGTGCAGGCGGTGTTCTCAATGGTGTACTTCGTGTGCGTTCGGATGTTCGGCTGGCTTTTCTATCGGTATGACAGAGAGATGAGTTTGAGGACAGAAAGACAAAAAGGACAGATATAAGGACATACAGATGGAAAGCAACATACTTAACTTACCGGGCAACGGGTTGCAGACGGGAACGAGAGCGGCAGGGGTCACGATATTTTACTCGGAGATCACTCAGATGATCATCGATAGCCGGTGGATATTGGTGGCCGTCGTGCTGTGCTGCGTCTTGGATTTCAGATTCGGATGCAAGGAGAGTGTCAAACGTAAGGAGGCAGCAGACAAGGATGGGAATGCACTACTGAGTGATTTCTACCATTTCCATCGTTCGCGTGCCATAAGACGCTCGTCGAATAAGTTCGTGGACTACGTACTGCTGATGATGGTGTCCGAATCCTTTGGTGCAGCTTTTCTCCCTTATATTGGCGTTCCGTATATTTACGGTGCATGGGCGGGCGGATTGATAGCCTGCGGTTGTGAGATAAGCAGTGTGGTCGGGCACTTCCTCTACATACATGGCGTTAAGGTGGAGAAGAAGAATGCTAAAGGCTATATTCTTGCCTTCGTCAAAGCCTTGGCTGTGGCTTTTGCCCGGCAGAAGGCTGGCGATCAAGTCGGGGAAGCCCTCGAGCATGCTTTTAACGAAACGGAAAAGAAAGGGAATAAAAAATGAAGGCAAGTGACTATTGCAAGAAAAAGACAAAGGCATTTGAGGGATTAAGGCTCTCTGCCTATAGGGATTCAGGCGGAGTCCTGACGATCGGGTACGGACATACGTTAGGAGTAAAGGCAGTACAGAGGATTACGCAAGCGCAAGCGGACGCATATTTCGAGAGGGACATGGCGAACGTAGAGGCGTATCTTAACAAGACAGGGCTTAAACTGACGCAAGGCGGGTTTGACGCTTGCGCGGATTTCATCTTCAATCTCGGCTCTTATAAGTTCGCTGGCTCAACGCTTTTCAGGAAGATCAGGGCTAAGGCTCCTCTTTCCGAGATACAGAAAGAGTTTAGAAGATGGGTCTACGGGAAGAAGAACGGGTTGACGGTCAGGCTACCGGGTCTTGTCGAAAGACGAGACTGGGAAGCAAGGCGATTCGCGGAGTAGTAAAGAAAGGAGGAACTATTATGAACAAATTCAGCAGATTCGTGGAGAAATGGTGGTCAAGGATCTTCATGTTAGCTTTCATCGCCTTTGCGGCATGGCTGCTTGTCTTGCTGACATCATGCTCGACAAGCAGAACTGTAGAGAACAGGACGGTGAAGGACAGCGTGGTCTACGCTTACAAGACGCTATATCGGGACAGTGTGAGGATCAAGGACTCGGTGAGGGTCATGACGAGGACTGTAACGCGCGATTCCGTTGTGTTGAGAGTAGACAGCGAAACCGGAAAGATCTTGTCGAAAGACTCGTGGCACTGGAATGATACCAATACGGACAGGGATCATATCCGGGACAACACGCAGAAGACCGATAAGGAGGATTCCGTGGCGCGCACGGAGCTAAAAAAGAATTCAACTATGATTATACATCAGAATGATAATAAAGCCACAGAGACAAGAAAAATCGCTCCAGCCTTCAAACAAAAGGTGAAATATGTGCTTTCAGGAGTAGTAATCGGAATACTACTCTCTTTAGGATTTAAGTATAGGAAACAGGTGATGGCGATCATCCGAAAGTTGGTTATTATGATTTAGGTTGATAATTGTTTTTTTAGTTCATTTATTAGGTTAGGTTTAAGTTTTGTTTTTATACGGTAATTTTTGCCTCCCCCAAGTCGTGAGATTCGAGGGAGGCTTTTTATTGTTCACGTGCTGCGTCCTTCTTGATAAGGATGTCTATATACTCAGATTTGTTTTTTATCTTATGTATCAGTTCATTGGCTTCTTCGCTTATCCTAACTGTCACAGGATATTTCCTTCCCGTTGCGGGACGACCTGTAGCAAATTTACTTCCTGCTTTCATTTCATTTTATTCTATTTTGTTTATGTGAATTGTAGAGACAGACGGTTTTATGCCTGCCTATTTTGCAATTTATAAATCGATAATCCGGTAGAAACCTTCTATCTGTTTTATGTGTATTACTCTACGTCAAAGGCTTGCGCTGCCCAGTATCCATCTACATACTCGAAAGCACCGCCTACCTCTACGTTCTCACCTAACGAGTCCATGTATTCTTGCATGATTAGCTCGGCTTCTGCCCTGCCTAATTCTGCTCGCTGCTCTTCTGTGAAGTGCACAACTGTTCTGCTGTCTTGATAGGCGATTTCTACTTTTCCGTATTGACTGTTGAAAAACTCAAAATTCATAGATTCCGCTTGACCGTGGTGCGGTAGGGCTGAAATGGTTAATCTTCTTTGGGTATCAATCCGAGGGCATAGCTTACTCCATTATAGCTATCGTAGAACATAGTGCTGAATTTGGGCATTATTTCCAAGCCGTAGGCGTCGAAATCAACTTCCGGTATCATAACGAACTCGGATGAAGCCTTGCGCTTTACTTGCTCGATAATTTCCTCTTTCCCTTTTCGGGCTTTATCAAGCTCTTCGAGTAAGGTGCGATCATCGGAGGTGAACTGCTCTTCTATGTTTTCAATGTACTCGTTGTACGCTTTCTCCACGTCGTCGACGGTATCAAAGACATAAGCATATTCTATGTCCTTGCAATAATCCATTACGCTCAGACCTTTGGTGCAATCGTATTCGTCGAAGTCGTTCGTCATGTTCCAATCTGAATCACAATCGAATTTCTTTAGAGCTACGACCTTCATGTTGAACTCCTGGGCGAATGCCTGAACCGTTTCGAGATCCCAGTATGTGTAAGGACTATCCTCTTTGTAAGAAAACCCATCGGCGTAACGAGAAGTAATAGCATCCACACCATTATCAAGTTCAATGTGTTCTAAGTCTGCGTCACCGTATGAGATTTCCCTGGTTAGTGCCTCGAAGAAATCCTCACCTGTATTAACATCAAAACGGATGTTAGTAATTAGACGATCAATATATTCTTCCATAAGTTTCCGCTTAACCGTGCTGCGTAGGGCTATAGGTTTATATCTACTTAATCTTCTCGAAAGCATCTTCTGCTATAAAGACGGCATCCTCCAATGTACCGTTGCATTCCTTGCAAGCGTCCATAATGCTCTTGATAAACTCGTTGAAGCTTGCATTGGCATTGCTTCCTTCGGATGATTTATTGTACTCATCCTCCGTGAAGTTGATGCTGTCGATAAGCTGCTTGGATGTAAAATCTAATTTTTTCATAATTTCCGCTTGACCGTGGTGCGGTAGGGCTGAAAATGTTTACAAATTAGTTGCGTCCGGAGTGTATAAGAGATAATCTCCTATAAGGTCGTCGCTACCAAGACGGGGAGTAACCAGTTTCGTCCGTAGTGTATAAGAGATAATCTCCCTTATCGTTAGAGCCTTGTCCGCAACCGTAAAGTTCCGGGTCATTCTGCTGAATCTCCGCGTCAAGATCCTCGAGTTGTGCTTTATCCCAGCTCTCCTGCCCGTATTTCTCTACCCAGTACGATTTTAGCTCATCAAGATAGACGTAGAAGAGATGCGGATCTCGCTCGTCTACGGTGCAATAGCTACTAACTACATAGCCATCTTGGTCCTGAAGGATTGTATCTATATCATTTCCTGCGGGGTCGCAATACTCGTACAACCAGTTGGACCAGCCATCTGGACCAATATATAGCGGGGTGCTTCCCTCATTCTTTACAAGCTGATACGGATCGAATACTCGGATGTCATAGAGCGTTCCATCCTCGTCAACCACTACCTCCGCATTGACTTCCTCACAAGAGAACTTGCCATTCAGGTAGTCGCTATTTCCACCGTTCTCTTGGAAATCATTCATGATTTTGTCCTGCTGCTCTTTGTTGAGCTCGTCGTAATTATAACTTGTAAGTTTCATAATCGTATATTTTAATTGTTCAACTTATTTTTATTATCACATTGCAAAGATACGACTTTTATTTCATAAATGCAAGCATTTAAGCAAATAAATTATTGCATTTAAGTATTATTAACATTATACATGAAAAAGCAGAAGTCATCCATCCTGGATTTCGGACAGGACAAAAACAAAATAAACGATCAAATCTTAATGCCGTACTCTTCCTGTAGTTGTCGGTATAGCGCGTCCCTGTCATCAGGGTTATCCGCGTATTCCTCCGCCAGTATCAGGCAAAGGTGCCGCGCCCGTCTTGGGCAGTGAAGCCTTAGGGATTTCCTTATCTCCCAATCGAATTCTTCTTCCCTTGTCATCATTCCTCCTCCCTTAACATTAGATTAATCAAGAACTCCAAAATCAGTATTGTCTCGATCAGCACGCCACCCCATGAGGCAAGCCCATAGAGCAGCATTTGCCTGAAAACCTTTTGCGAAGGCATAATATTGTATTTGTGCTTTACCGCTGAGTAGATTCTTATAATGCTGTAAACGGCAATGACTACACATACGGAACACATCGACCCTAAAAGGTGAACTACCCATGAGCTAAAGACTCATGGGTAGTTCACCGTATTTAGTATTTCTTCCCGTTCAACATTGGTCGCAGTTCATTGTACTTCATCTTCTGTTCCACGAACCACCACAAGTCCTTATCGCTGCCTGTCATATTCTCGAAGCAGTCGCCAAGAATATTGATAACCATACTGACGCATGACCCAAGGATACTTTCATCAAATGCGTCAGAAAGAGTCCCAATCATACCAAAGAGCATCCCGGGTAGTTTGTAAACAGAAAATGCCAGTAAGGCGTTGTTTGAAACAACATGGTCTATTGATGTGATATACAGTTCGTACTTTTTCAGCCCAGCAAAATCCAACAGCCGGATAACAATATCCGAAAGCTCATCTTCCAAGCTATCCTTGATGTTCCATTCGTAGCGTGCCGAAAACGAACACCCTACAGATATATCCGCGTCGAACCCTTTGATGTTGGCGTGCAGTCCCTTACGGT